AAACCAAAAAGCGGCGGGTGCCGGTGCTTTTGCAAGTTTTGCGCAAGCAGTTCAAGTAATAAAGGGGCAAGCTTATGCTAGTGGTAAAGTGACGATTAGTGTCGCCCCCGGGAATTACTCAACAGAAGATATTGCTAAGATAGCTGGCGTATCTAGCAACGGCGGTGAGTACTATACACTAATAATAGAGGGTACCGGGGCGCTACCCTCTAATACTATTCTGCCTAACATAGTATTATTATATCAGTATGCTGCTATATACAACGTAACGATTGATAATTTTTCATCGCAACAAAGTTCTGCTGTGACTATTGATGGTTGTAGATTGGGTATGTCAGCATTTTATGGTACATATGCTAGTGTTAGTAATACAGCATATTTTGGTAACAGAGGTGTAGCTATATCAGTAAACAGTCCTGGGTGTTCTACCAATCTGACAGGCATATCAGTAGAGGGTACCCCGACATATTCTTATGCATTTTTAGTAGCAACTGCCGGAGTGGTTTATATGGGCAGTGTCTTTACTGGAACCGCCACTGGAGTTAAGTATATTTGTGGTGAAGACGGCAAGATATTAGCACCTTCATCATATATTAATAGTATACCTGGTAATGCTGCCGGATACGCAGAACTAGGCGGATTTGTTAGAGGACGCCCCATGACTGAACCAAACTATACTGTAGCAGAACTACCTCCGGCTACGTTAGGATATAGAGCATTTGTAACAGATGCAACTCTAGGCCTAGCAGCAGGATTAGGCACAGTTGTTGTTGGTGGAAATACGAACATAGTTCCTGTTTATGCGAATGGAACTAATTGGTTAATAGGTTAAGCGTACTTAGATCTTATAAATTAACTTGGAAATATACATGGCAACATCTACCGGGAAAAAAGCTAGAAAAGCGGCTCCAGAAGCTCTAAAGGAGACTTATCACTCTGCCGCTGGATTCAAAGAAGTAAAACCTTTGAATTTTATTCAAGGAATGTATTTAGAAGCTATCCGAAATAACGAGATAACTTTTGGTACCGGCTCAGCTGGTACCGGCAAGACATTCATGGCAGCTAGCTACGCCGCAGGGGAGTTATACGCTCGAAGGGTGAATAAAATCATCCTAAGTCGTCCAAATGTAGAATCCGGCCCCGGTCTTGGATTTCTACCAGGTACTCTAGAAGAGAAGTACTTCCCATATTTAGCACCATTCGAAGGTGTGTTCGTAAAGGCCTTGGGAAAAGGTTTTTATGACTACTGCCTAAAAGATAAGACCATCGAGCCAATCCCTATTGGCTTCATGCGTGGCTTAACTTTTGATAACTGTATCGTTTTAGTTGATGAAGCGCAGAATATTGCTGCTACTGAGATGAAGATGATCCTGTCTCGGATTGGTCGTAACTGTAAGATGATTTTCTCTGGGGATACCCTACAGCAGGATATTCCAGGAAAGTCAGGACTACAGGATGCTATTGATAAATTAGAGGGCATCGATGGAGTAGAAGTAGTTCACTTCTTGCATGAGGATATTGTTAGAAGTAGAATGTGTAAGCAGATCATTATGGCTTACGAGACATAATAAAAAAAGCCCCCAAACATTGCTGTTTGGGGGCTTTTTCTTTACTCTTTTACTTCTTGTTGCTGTTGTGGCTTTATGTCCGTAAATATTTTATTAATCACTTCATTAGATACTTTAAACGGTAGCTCTGATAGGCCGCCCAGAACAATATTTAATTCTTGTTCAGTAAATTCTAGTTTATATAATTTATCCATTTTATTTCCTTATTTAATTGGTAGATGCCAACCTTTATGACTAGCATAGCTAGGTCTTCTTTTCAATACTTTAGATAGAGAACTAGGATCTAGCCCGTGCTCTTTTGCGAAATTTGCAATATGTGTAACTATATATTCTTTTCCTTCTGGCGAAATAATCGGAGGATACACAATTCCTCTACTCTGTGCAGAATTTCCAGCAGACTGTCTTTTAAGCCCCTTTAAATCCTCTAAAGTAGCATATTTGTCTGGATAAGCATTTTTTAGCCACGAATGTGACTCACCGTTCGAGATATGCCTAATAGTCGCTACAGAGACTCCTGTAATATAGTGTATATCTATATACCTATTATTAACATCTAATAGTAATTCGAATACTTCTTCAATCTCATTTTTAGTATACTTAGCTCCACCATTTTCTGGACCTTCTAAGTGAATATCAGGTTTTGTAGCTATATTATAACCATTATTAATAGAATCATATATTTCAAATGCTTCTTCTTCTGTAGCATTAAGCTCAGACCTGTCACATTCACATAGTACTTCTAGTACAGGTGTGCCCAGGGTTTCATAAGCTGCCTGCAACTTATAATTGGCGGAGCCGTTTTTAAGTTTGCGTAAATGGACAGCAAATCGTCTATTAATGTCCACAGACTGTCCTACATAAACCTTATTAGTTCCAGTAAATTTTAATATATAAATTCCACATAACATAAATTTCTCCTTGTGATATCCAATTATATCATGGATATCACAAGGTGTCAAGTGTAAATTTTATTCGGTTAATTAAAACGTTATTTCACAAGCCCCACCAGCACAAGCTAGTTCAGCAGCTAGATTAATATCATCACCATTATCCTCATAAACATTACCAATATCAATACCTTCTAATAGTGGCAACATCTTATTGTATTGTTCCTCTGTGATATCCTCAAAAGGCATTTGTGGATACGCAACTGAACCATAGAATGGTAATACTGAAATTCCATTGTAGAACTCTTTATTGTCCCACATCCAATTAGCAACTAATTTCCATTGGTCATCCTTAACTGAAATAGTACAACTTACATTATGCTTATTAACTCCATTTACATGCCCTGGAGTAACCCAACGAATAGATACATCTTTAACACGTTCTAGTAATTCTAGTACGTGTTCTGTACGTACTTTAGAACCTGCTGGAGCCTTTTGTGGAAAACTTAGTACTACTTGCGTAGGATTAGTCACATCCTGCTCTACTAGTTCTGGAACAGCTCGCATCATATACTGAGCAAGTGCTTCGTTCTTACCAGCGCGCATACGACGAATATAGTGTAAAGAGTGCCATGCATGAATACCACTAGCAGTACCTAATACTAGGGATGTAGTACCAGCAGGTTTTACTAAACAAGAGCGCGCAGTTGGATTAATATTAATTAATTCGGCAATAATTCTATTCTCTTCTACAACCCACCAAGCAGCTTCTTCCATATCTAGTTCTTCAACTGTACCAGATGCAATGCCTGTCATTGATACTCCTAGTAGGGCATCTTTTTCACAAGCTAATTTCCACTTAGGATTAAGATAATGGAAATCTGTATATCCTGCTTGTAGTGTACCAATAAATGCAGCAGCTCTAGCAGCTCTATTGAACTCCTCTTGAGTATGGATCTTACCCGCATGAATCTCAGTCAGATTACACATTTGGTAGGGTCTTAGAGCTACTTCACAGCATGGATTGGTACCCCAGTCTTTATTGTTAGTCCAATAAACACCAGGTTCACCACATCCTGATTGCTCAATACGCTTCATTAAATTCTTGAACTGCTTCTCAGTAACTTCTCCACGCATTAGTACAGCAGAGTTATTTGAACGTGCACGATAAGGGTATGCAATATACCATGGAGCTGTACTAGTGGACATGAAGTTAACTACTTGGCTAGAATGTACTTTACCAGTATACACTTGGTTATAGTTATTAGTAACTTTAATACTAACCATGCCATTTTGATCTGTGCTAGGGTCTTCAAGTACTACTTCTTTAACAGAGGTATTATCTGATTTGCAAGTTAACATACTTTCATCGTCCATATCGAACAATGAAATCATTGCTGCTCTACGAATGCCGCCAGCTAATACTGCATCTGCTATAATACATGAAATATCATGACATTCTATTGAAGTAAGCTTTCGTCCTACTGCTGGTCGGAAAACTCCAATTAAATTATTAATACAAGTACGCAAAGGTTCTGGTCCAGGTGCCTGACCCCCAGTTGTAATAAGCTCTGCACCTTTTTCTCTAATGTCTCTATAATCAAAAATTGGTAAAGTGCCTGCGTTAAAGAAAGCCTTACATACTACTTTAATTGCATCACTCCACCCAACAATCGAATCTTGAATTTGAAATTTATATTCTAGATCAGATTCTGGAGTTTTAATTTTTGGCAGCTTATCATAGTGCCTTTTTTGCACTGAGTACCCCATTCCTGTTCCACCAAGTAATAAGAACATTAGTTCACTATAAAACTTTGGGGACTCTGTAGGGGCATAGGCACAATTAAAAATTCTATTTTCTGCCATTAGAATAGGACGACCACCAAATTGCAGCGAACGCATAGAAGGCAAAACCTTCTTAGTATATACAAATTCTTCATATATATTTTCAATTTCTTCTACAATATTTGGGTACTTAGCAATATGCATCTCCATATTACGAGTAACGATTTCTTCCCAATTCTCTCTACGATTCTCTTCTTTATTAAATCGTGCGTATTTATTAAATACTGTAATATCCGATAATGCTTCTTTATCTGTATTATTCATCTGCTTCTTCCTTAGCTTCATTTTCGGCTACAGTTTCCTCTAGATTAATCATGGGGCCGTATTCTGCTTCCATTACTCTTTTAGCAAGTACTTTACAAATCTCTACATCAATAACTTCTACAGCATCAATAAGTACCTGCGATTTAGGTAAGTTAATGTAAAGGTATTGAAGGGCCATTACCAACTGCTTTTCTTGTTCTGTCATCATATTATTTTCCTGTTGAACCAAATCCGCCAGTAGAACGCGCTGTGTCGTCCCACGTGCCTTTTTCAAAATTTACAAACTTTGCTAGTACTACTGGTACTATCATAAGCTGTGCGATGCGTGTGTCTGCTTCTTTAATAATGAAGGGGTCTTCGCCCTCATTAACTAGCATTACTTTAATATTGCCCCTATAGTCGGCGTCGATAACTCCGATAGTGTTGGCTAGAGATACCCTTACTTTGCCCATGCTAGATCTAGGGGCTACTATTCCAACATACCCAACCGGAATCTTAATAGCAACTCCAGTATCTATCAAATCCATCTCACCAGGGTAAATTTCATGTGATGCTGCACTACGAAGATCAGCACCGGCATCTGATGCGTGTGCGCGTTCTGGGAATAGTAGAGGGCTAGTACACTTGACTTCTATTTCAGTTTGCATAAACTTAGGGACTTCCATATATTTCCTCTAGTACTTTGTTAACTTCTTTAAGATTTTCCTGACCTACTGCCTCTTGACAAAAGGAGACTAGGTCCATTAGCTTATAGTTGAGCATTATATTAGCAGTGCCAAATTTATTTAACGCATCAACATACTTGTATTTGCTAAAAATTGGTAACTCAGCGGCGATATCTAGGGCTGAGCCATATTCCTGCACTAGTGATAAAGCGCGCTTAGGACCGATACCGGGTACGCCAAGTACGTTATCACCGCTATCGCCCATAAGACACTTGATAGAAATATACTCTTCAGGAGTGCAATCATAGTGAGTATTCCAGTTGTCTTTAGTGATTTCTTTACGAGTTACATAAGAGAACCTAGATACATCGTCTGTAACTAGTAAGTCCCAGTCACGGTCTGAAGATATTAGCCAAATATTTCCGATACTGTACTTTTCCTTTTTCGACACAATATATGCAGCTAAATCGTCTGCTTCTACGCCTGGGAATCTAAGGACAGGTATCTCTGAGTTCTTGAGTTCTTCGAGCGTTGCGGTGAATTCCTTGAAAAAGTCTTCGAACGCCTTTTGTTCCGCAGGTGTTTGTTCGGCAAACTTATCTTTTCGGTTTTGCTTGTATTCTGGGTAGATAGACTTCCGATAGCTACTGCTACCGTGATCAGCCAAAATAAGAATATTACTAGTCCGATAAGATTTAGCAAGGGAGAGTACGGTGGAAATATAATCGTCGACAAAGTTTTTTGCTCCACTATGCTTCCATCTGAAAGCTAGGTTTAATGAATCTACTAGCAATAGATCTTTATCATTAGTGCTAGTTTGTTCGGTAAAGGATTTACTCATTTTATAAATTGGGGGTCATTACATTCTAGCCAGTTATCGAGTAAACTTACATAGAATTCATAGGGTTGACGGGATATGTAGATATAGTGAAAATCTTCTTCTGGCATATCAGTAAAAGCTACAAATAGCTTTGACCTATCGTGTTTAAAGATTAGTAGTGGCAGCTTGTTAACTTGAGAGGCCTGTCTAACAGTCTGCTCCCACCAGTCTATTAACTGAGGGGACTTATTATGTAAGATTCCTGTATTCATATGATCTTCTTCATAGTGCTTAACTTCTACACAGTATAAGTTATGCTCATTAGGAATATATAAATCGCCCTTAAGGTTATGTTTAGGGTCTAAAGCGCCAGAACCTGGTGTTCTTTCCCACTTTAAGCCGGTAGCCTTTTTGAGAGTCTCTTTAACTAAAGTCTCCGCTCTAGTACCTTTTTCTTTACTAGGGTTGCTCATTTTTCAATCCTTGATATATTGTTTTCTTTAATAATCTGGATTTTTTCAAGGAGCGGATGACTAAAGGAGTGGCTAATTAATATAGTATTTAGATACTCTTCGTCAAGAAGAATCTCAATAAGCTTCTCCTTACCCTCTAGATCAAGATTTTCTACTGTCTCGTCTAAGATAAGCAAATTAGTGCGAGAATTACTAATAGCCTGCATTAATTTACGAATAGCTAAGAGTGTCGAGACATTCACCCTAGCCAGTTCACCACTACTTAAGGCAGAAATTTCAATATCTCTACCGTTGTCAGTAATTACTACGTTCAACTTATCCGCGTTAGAGATTCTAAAGGAGATTTGAAATCTGCCATCAGCAAGAGTTACTAAGTACTTGTTAGTTTCTTCTTCCAAATCTTTGACTAAGCACTCTAGTTTATAGGCTACTAATCCGGTTGTACTGAAAGTTTTAGTTAAGATCTGACGCAAGTTAAGTAGTTTTTCCTTAACCTTCAATGAAGTACTAGTTTTTGCTAGGTCCTCCATCATTCCGGCCTTTTGAGAGAGTAGAACTGCCACTTTTGAGTTATGTGCAGTTGCTTTAGTATTAAAAGCGTTAATCTCTGCTAATTCAGCCTGTTCCGCCTTTACTTCTTTCTCCAGCGTAGCGATTCCTAACTCTAGATCAGTTCTGTCCGGTGGTGTTATAGGCAGACTAGGATTATATAAGCTATGATACTTTTCCCATTCTGATTGTGCTGCAATATTTGCTTGAAATTTACGAACAGCCGCGTTATGTGCATCTAATGCAGTATTTACTACCTTTAGTTCAGCAGTAGC